GAGATCGTCGCCCGCTTCGACCGGCGCGAAGACCTCGACACTCTAGCCGCAGCCCTGCACCAACTACGCCCGGACATCGAGACATGAACGCCTATGCCCTACTCCGCCACCACGATCATCAAGCGCTGGCTCTCCGACATCCGCAACTTCTCCGGCCAGGTGATCAAGTTGCCCCTGCGCCAGTATCAGCTCCGCCCGGCAGACGCCATCCTCGACTCTGTCCTCCACGGCAAAGGCCTCACCTTTGCCGTCATGATGTGCCGGCAAGCCGGCAAGAACGAACTCTCCGCCCAACTCGAGGCCTACTTGCTCAATCTCTACCGCCGGCGTGGGGGAGGCATAGTCAAGGGATCCCCCACGTTCAAGCCCCAGATTATCAACTAGAACCTAAGTCTCTCCGACCGCCTCAACAATGCCTGGAACCGCAACGAGTACCGCCGCCGAGAAGGCTACATCATCCAACTGGGCCACGCACGCGCTTTCTTCTTCTCCGCCGATCCGGCCTCCAACGTGGTCGGAGCTACAGCATCCCTGCTCCTGGAGGGAGACGAAGTGCAAGACATCACCCCGGCAAAGTGGGACAAGGACTTTACGCCCATGGGCGCTAGCACCAACGTTACAACTGTCTTCTACGGAACAGCCTGGACCTCCAACACGTTCCTGGCCCGATCCGTCGCGTTCCTCAACCAGCAACAAGCCCAAGACGGCATCCAACGCGTCTTCCAGGTCGCAGCAGATCAGGTGGGAGTCGAAGTGCCCGCCTATGAATCCTTTGTCGACAACCAGGTCGCCCGCCTGGGCCGCAACCATCCCCTTGTCAAGACGCAGTTCTTCCTCGAGACCATTGACGGCAGTGGCGGCCTTTTCCCGCCCGCCCGGCGCGCCCTTATGTTTGGCGACCACAAACGCCGGCAGAATCCGGACCCCGGACACCGTTATGCCATCCTTGTCGACGTCGCCGGAGAAGACGAAACCGAAGGCTCTGAGCTCGACCGCATGATGCTGGCCAACCCACGCCGAGACGCCACAGCCATCACTATTGTCGACGTGGAGCTCTCGCAGGAACCGCCCCACACAGCCCTGGGCCGCCGCCACCGCCTTTATCGCACCGTAGACCGTCAATTGTACCTTGGCACCCGACACACAGCCCTCTACGCCAAAATAGTCGCCCTGGCCGAACACTGGCACGCCCCATGGATCATCGTGGACGCCACCGGAGTCGGAGCCGGCCTCGCTTCCTTCCTCACCCGCACCCTCGGAGAACGTGTCATCCCCGTGGAGTTCAGCGCCAACGTCAAAAGCGATCTCGGCTGGGACTTCCTCGCCCTCGTCGAGACCGGACGCTACCGCGACTATGTCGACGATCAGGCAGCGGACACTCGGCAGTTCTGGTACGAAGTCGAGGCCTGCCAATACGAGATCAGCACCGGCCCCGGCAAGCGCATGAAGTGGGGATGCTGGGAAGCGCCCGCCTACGATGGACTAGTCGCCCGCGGACACGACGACCTGCTCATTTCAGCCGCCCTCATCTCCATCCTCGACAAGCTGGACGTACCCGGAGATGCAGTCGGTGACACCGTCACCGCCCGCGATCCGCTCCTTGACATTGACCATGCCACCTGGTAGTCAAACAGACTATCCAGATAACCGCAAAGGAAAACCCGAATGAACACGGACTGCACAGCTATTCAGCTTCTCGCCATCCAAGCCGGCCAAAACATCGCCATCATCCTCATCGCCATCATCGCCGCCATCCTCGTCGCCCTCTATTGTTGCCTGTATCTCTCAGGAACTATCAGCCAGGCCGAAGAAGAGCAGGACCGCCATGGCAATGTCCAGAGCTGAAGCCCTCGCCTCCGTCGCCCTCCGCTACCCCAACACCACACCCGTCCTGTACGGGCACGTCTTAGAGCGCGCTGTGCGCCCCGGGCGCGCTGCGCGCCCCGACGTGCCCTCTCCCGCTACCGAACCGCCCCACCAGCTCACACTCTTCGGCCAACCGACAACGGACAACTGGAAACCGGAAACAGGAGACGCCCATGCCATCATTGATTGACCGATTCAAATCCATGTTCCCTAGCCGGTTCGCCGCCGGCCGACGCCTCCCGGGCGCAACATCCCAGCCGGACAGCGGGACACCCCCACAGTCCACCAATCCTGACGCCACCCCTGCTTCCACAGCAGCGGTAACGGTCCGCATCGACGATTCATCCGGCTGGGAGTCTCACAACCACGCACCCGGAGATCGGCCCTGGGCCGACGTCTACGCCGACCTCGAAGATAGCTTGGAGGCCTGGCGCAAGTCCTTTATGATCCGCCGTATCGTCAACCTAACCAGATCCTACGTCGTCGGATCCGGGATCTCCATCAGCTCCGCCAACCCGGACGTCGCCGCCTTCATCCCCGAGTTCTGGAACCACCCCAAGAACCACGTCGCCCGCAGGCTGGGCCCTATCTGCGACCAACTCAGCCGCGACGGGGAGCTCTTCCCCATCCTCTTCCCCAACCCGCTCACCGGCATGTCGTATCTCCGCTTCAAGACGGCACGCCAGATCAGGGAGGTCGTCACCGATCCGCAAGACTACGAACACGAACTCGAGTACACCGAGAACCTCAACACCGGAGACGCCCGGACCTGGATCTCACCCAACCACCCATCAGCTTTCGTTCCAACGTCCAAACGTGAAAACGTTCAAACGTTACAACCCCTTATGCTGCACTGGGCCGTCAACAAGCCCCTGGATGCAACGCGCGGAGAAAGCGACCTCACCCCCATCCTGCCGTGGGCTCTCCGGTATTCAGAATGGCTCAAGGACCGTGTCCGCTTGAACCGCCAACGCACCCGCGCAGCTATGCTCGACATCGCCGTCGCAGACGACACCCAGGTCGAAGGCAAACGCCGGCAGCTCAGGACCTCCAACCCTGTCGAAGCCGGCATCTACGTCCACGGCCCCGGAGAAGAAGTCACCATGCACGCCCTCAACATTGACGCCAGCCAAGCCGAGGAAGACGGCAAAGTCCTACGCCTCGCCATAGCCACCGGCGGCAACCTGGCCCTCCACTATCTCGGGGAAGGCGAATCAACCAACTACTCCACCGCCAAAGAGATGGGCGAACCTACAGCCAGATTCTTCGCCGATCGCCAACAGGACATTATCTGGTGCCTCCAGGATCTCCTCACCGTCGCCTACCAGCGCTTTTGCCACATCACCGGCATCGAAGCGCCCGACGACTTGGAACTCCAGGTCACCGTTACCGAAGTCGCCCGGGCCGACAACGAGTCGCTCGCGAAGGCGACTCACGCCATAATCCAGGCCCTCGCCATAGCATCCACACAGGGATGGCTCGACGACGAGACCGCTCTCTCTATCGCTCTCAAGTTCGCCGGCGAAATCATGCCCATCGAACGCATCCGCGACATCCTCACCAAAGCCCGCAACGAGTACGACGACCGACTGGCGCCCAACCCGCCGGCAGTGGTCACTCCACCAGTCACCGGAGACGAGGAAGAAGAGGAAGAAGACAAGGAGGATAAGGACGAATGACCGCCAAAGTATACATGGCGCCTGATCGGCGGACCGCGACGCCTCAACCCGTCACCGAAAACCAGCACCGACTGGCGCCTGCCCCTCGAGGTCGACCTGGTAAAGCTGGCGCCAAACCAGACGTGTCCACCCACAGCATGGCGCCCGGCCTCGCTGCAGCTCATGTTGAGCCTCACACCAAACCGCCCCTCGACTACTCCATCGCCTTCCAACTCCGGGGCCGGTTCTTCATCACCTGTCACGCTCACGACGACCCGCCAACCTTCATCACCGAGATCAAGACCTACGTCGACAACATACCCCTGGCAACCGGCGCCGGCCCCACCAAAGAGCAATCCATCGGCACCGCCATCTTCAACCTCGCCACATCTCGCCGCAACGACCTCACCAACAAGCACCTACTCTCCCAACTCACCCGCCCCGACTACATCCTGCACCCTAAGCAGCCCGCGGCCCGCAACCTCGCCACCCCACCACAGGTACCCACCAAATGACCACGCCACAACGTACACTCGCCTGGGGAGCCGGAGTACAGTCTACCGCCCTGGCCGTCATGTCTGCCCTCGGAGACCTTGAGCCCCTGGAACTCATCATTCACACCGACCCACAGTGGGAGCGCTACGAGACCCGCGTCATACGCTCTTGGTACCAAACGTGGCTTCAGGACCACGGCATCGAGACCCACATCCTCCCCACCGGCAACATCCGCACCCAAGGCGCCTTCAACCACATCCACATGCCCTTCTGGACCGTCGACGCAGCCGGCAACAGACGCGCACACCTGCGCCGGCAATGCTCACGTGAATACAAGATCCGCCCCACTAGACGATTCCTGCGCGCCCGTGCCGGCTATCACCCCTCCAAAGCACCCAACCCACCCGCCGCCCTCTACGAACAGTGGATCGGCATATCACTCGACGAAGCCAACCGCCGCAAAGCATCACGCGTCCAGTACATCACCGCCCGCTGGCCACTCGTCGAACTGCGAATGACCCGTCATGACTGCATCCGCTACCTCGAAAACCACGATCTGCCCGTTCCCATCAAGTCGGCCTGCATCGGCTGCCCCTTCCGCCCCGCCTCGGAGTGGCTGCAAATGCGAGAGACATCACCCGACGAATGGCACGAAGCCTGCGAGTTCGACAACGCCATCCGCCATAATCCGCTGGCGGCCCGCGTGGGCAATGAAGGCAGCAGCACAGCCGACCGACTCTTCGTCTACCGTCACGCCGTCCCCCTGGCCGAAGCCGACCTCGCTACAGACGCCACCCGCGAACGCCCAGGCCGGCAACTACCCCTTCTGGTCCCGGAGATCCACTGATGCCCATGAACCGCAGTCTCTACCCGCCCGACTGGGAACAAATCAGCTACCGCATCCGCTTTGTCAGGGCCAAGGGCGCCTGCGAAACCTGTGGAGCTCTACACGGCCGGCCCCACCCCGAGACCGGCAGCATTGTCGTCCTCACCACCGCGCACCTCGACCACAACCCGGCCAACTGCGCCGACACCAACCTCATCGCCCTTTGCCAACGCTGTCACCTCCGCTACGACGCCGGACTCCACGCCGGCAACGCAGCAACCACCCGCCGCCAACACGCCATCGCCGCCGGCCAACTGGAGCTATCCCTATGACACTCCTCCCCCAACCGACAATCGGATCCCTCGCCTATCTCGAATGGACCAACTCCAATCCACACCCTGAAACGATCTGTGACCTCTGCAGACCGATGATCGGCACCGTCTGGGTACCAGGAACCGAACCGCCCCTGCCCCTCCACCCGCGATGCTACTGCACCTACTGGCCTACCGACAAACTACCTACCGAGGGCGAATCACCGCCCGATCCGACCATCATGGACTACGCCACCCGGCAAGCGTGGATCCGCTACGTGGCTTTCCTTCTGCGCAAAGGCCTCTACATTGTCCCCTGGCTGTTGTTCTTCCTCGCCGCCGCTATCGCCTACAACGAGTTGTTCTACGACGAGAACGGAGACCGCAAAGACAAGAAGGAGAAAAACTCTATGCCCCACAACCATCCCAGCACCCCGTCCGTCCGCACCAGCTCAGGCAGAGTACTGCTCACACCCTCAAACCGCGACAATACCCGCCGTGAATATCTCTGCAACTTCATGGCAGCCGGCAAAGTCAAGCAAGCAGACCAGCTGCCCTCCGACTGGCTTATCCCCGCAGAAGCCATACAAGCCGCTGAGCACCTGTTCCAGGCCCGCCCGTCGTACCTCGACCACCCGGACCTCTTTGGCTTTGGCTGGCACCAGGATCCCAGCGTCAGCCGCCTGGTCGGCGTCACGTCCGACCCCAAGTGGGCTGAGGAACTCAGCGCGATGTCCGGCACCCTCAGGCTCTACGATCGCGCACCCGGATCCCCAGGCCAACTCGTCGGCACTCTCTTCGATCAGATCCTCGAAGACATGGCCCAGGGCCACGCCGTGCCGCCGATCGGCCTCTCAGCTGTCTTTTTCCATACGTCGCACCTCGACGAGGACGCCGGCCTCCGGGTCACCGACGAGATTGGTTACGTGGAATCTGTAGACATCGTCTACGATCCCGGCGCACAAGGCTACATCAAAGCCGCCCTGTCGGCCCTTCGTCCAGCGTCCCTATCTCTAGCAGGTCTCAACCTACCAAGAACCCAGGAGGCACACCTCATGTCCGAGTCACCCGAGCTCTACAACGCAACACCCGACCCCCTTGTCCCCCCGGCCACGGCAACTCAGCAATTGCATGATCAGCCGCCCGCCGGCATCCTGCCCCCGGCCCCGGCCCCGGCTACGATGAAACCATCCGGCCTCACCGCAACCGCGCCCGACCCACTGGACGCCATCGGCACCCGTCTCGATCAACTCCAGAAGCGGCTCGAACGGCTCTCTATCCTCATGGGAGACAGCGCCGAAAGCGCCGCCATCACCGGCATGGAGCAGCCCTTCGCTGTCCGCAACATGCGCAACAGCCTTGAACACGTCGAGGCAGCCGTCGAGGCTATGCTCTCAGGTGTCCGCCCCGCCGACGGTATCCAGCCGCTCACCGGCATCCGAGAACTCTACACGATGCTCTCGGGCGACTTCGAGATGAACGGAGTCTTCAACCCAGACCGGATCTACCTGGCCAACGTCACCAGCAGCACTATGGCCGGCCTGGTGGCCAACGCGCTCAACAAGCGTGTCGTCAACATGTACATGACCTACCCCCAGTGGTGGGGGCCGGCAGTCACCATCGAGGACTTCGCCACCCTTCAGCAGGTCAAGTGGATCACCCTCGGCGGAATCGGAGAACTACCAACCGTCGCCGAAGGCGCCGCCTACACCGAGATGACCTGGGATGACCAGACCGAGACAGCGGACTTCGTCAAGAAAGGTGGGTACCTGGGTATCACCCTCGAAGCCATCGATAAGGACGACACCCGCAAGCTGCAGGCAGCCCCTCGCGCTCTCGCGCAAGCCGCCTGGCTCACCCTCGGAAAGACCATCGCCGCGATCTTTAGCTCCAACTCCGGCTACGGCGTCACCATGGCAGACACCCACCCCCTCTTCGACTCCTCCAACCACTCCAACCAGGCTGCACTCCCACTCTCCCACACCAACCTCGTCGCAACCAAACTCGCCATGCAGAAGACCACGGAGCTCAACAGTGGCGAACGACTCGCCGGCCTGCTGCGCCCCAACTTGCTCTGGGTCCCCATCGATCTTGAGGACACCGCCCTCGCTGAGCTGGCCTCCGGAGAAGGCGAGATCGGCAGCGCTGACTACCACATCAACGCCGATTCTTTCGCCGACTCGCTCACCAGCAGACTCTCTCGCGCACGCCAACACGTCATCACAGTGCCGTTCTGGACCGATGTTAACGACTGGGTAGTCCAGGCAGACCCTCACCTCTACCCCGGCCTTGGCCTCGGCTTCCGCTACGGACGAACACCGGAGATCTTCTCGGTGGCCAGCCCCACAGCGGGCCTCATGTTCACCAACGACACCATGCCCATCAAAGCGCGCTTCTTCTTCGCCGTCGCTCCGACCGACTACCGGGCCTGGTACAAGAACATCGTCACCTAAGGCCGTTGAAACGTTCACACGTTCAAACGTTCAAACGTTCAAACGCCTTCCCACCCTACCAAGAAAGGAACCAACATATGTTCCGTAAGTTCTGCCAAACCATAGTGGTCCCTGGAACCCTCACCGGTCCGGTCCTCTACACCGTTACCATGCCCTCGGCCTGCACCATCCAGCACGTCTCCATGGTCCAGTCCAACGCCGGCGGCGACGGCCGCATCAAGATCGGCACACCCGATGACGACGACATCTTCCTCATCTACACCGACATGGGCGTCTCCAACGTCCCTGTCGTCCTCTCGGGACCCGCCGACTTCCGCTACTCACGCCTGCCCCACCTTGCCGCAGGCGACATCCTCAAGATCTACGTCGACCATGACGGCGAAGAAAGCGGCACCCCCGCAGATGACGTCACAATCGTCATCACGTTCACAGAAGGATAAAACGTTCAAACGTTCCGCTGATTCTATCCGCCCAAGGAGGCACACAATGCTTGGCAAATTCACGATGCCCATCGTTATCCCCGGCACCCTCGCCGCCCCCGTGCAGCTCGTCGCCACCGTCCCGTCGCCCTGCACACTCCAGCATATCAGCATGAACCAATCCAACGCCGGAGATGCCCGCGTCAAGATCGGCACCACCACTGACGACGAGGCCTACCTGGCCTACACCGCAGCCGGACAGTCCAACGTCCCCGTGGTCCTCTCCGCCCTGTC